CCTTATCTAACATCATATTCCTACAAGCAAAAAAGGGCAGTTGAGCCATCACAGCTTGTGCGACATTCAAATTACTGCCCTGTTTTATCAGTTCTTTTGTTTCATCTATAATTAGATGAATAACATCCCAAACTTGTTTATCTGATGTGAATGTACGAGTTTCGTATTTACCCTCAATTAAGATAGGAATTTGAGCCTCATAAGGGTACTCGTGATACATACACCCCTCACATCTCTGATCTATTAAGAAGTTTGCTTCGAGTGTAAGGGTTTCTACTCCCCCAAGCGTTGATGCTCTTGAACTCCCAAAGATAATTCATTCTTTTCATCCTCAGTAAGAGATTTGATAAATTTATCATCAGCACCCTCTACACCTTTTCGTATCCATGCTGTCCTTGCTTTTGCAAGATTTGTAATAGCTACGATTTCATTTCCTTCGTATCTCATTTGGGGAATATCATTGCAGTAATCAATGTCATCTACAGACATTTCTTTTAATTTAACCTCTTTTCCTGTAGATAACTTCATTATGATGTTACATCAAAAGTAACTAAAGCATCCGTACCATCGTCAACTGATTTTATTGAGCAATCGAGCATCATTATATCACCCTCATTATATGCAACTTCTGTAAATACTCCATTTTGCATATCAACCCCATAAGCATTATTATTAACTATTACAAACATATTGCCACTTTGTGCTGATGTTTGAGTATCAAAAGAATTTATAAACCCTTTTGTATTTCCATCGTATTTTACAGTTGCTTCAGCATTTACTGAAATTTCAGCACCTCTATGCACTCCTTGATAGCCAGTAGAAGAAAAACCCGTAAAAACTGCTGGGCTTTCTACTGTTGTTGTAAAGCTTTGTAAAATAACATCTGTATTAAAAACTTTAATTCCACTTGCATCATTTAAAGAACAGGTAGTTGTATTGGCATACACATTGCTTCCAGCAGAAGTAGAACTTTCATTAAGATCTGGCTTAACTCCAGACTGAAGAGTTGCAGAAAACTTATATCTTCCACCTTCAGCTGTAGCATCTGCTGATAAAGAAAAATTTGTAACCACTAATCCTGGCATTTCTAAAGATCGTTGATTTGTATGATCTGAAGATTTAATTACAACAGTTAAAGATGATGCTGAATTAGCAACTGCTGATCCATAAAGCTGACTTGCAGGTGCAAAACCACTTGCTACTGCTATATCACCGCTAACATCATTGCAAATATTTTGCAATAAAAGCTGATGACCGCCATCCATATGTATTGTTCCACTAAGGCTAAGTTCAACGACTCTTAATACATTATCTTGAAAAAAATCTTCATCTTTCAAGGTTCTGCCTACTCCACTACGAACATCTAATACTTGATTTACATTTAAAGTTGGCATACTGACAGAATCAACATCAAGTTGATACATATTAGAAGCATGAATCCCTGTACTTCCTGCATTAGTTGCATCCGATCCTATAAATACTTGAAATTCTTTTGGCGAAAAAGCGTGTCCTACTACTGCCATTATTTATCTCCTTTTTTGGATTTAGGAACATCGAATAAATGTTCCAAGTTATTCAAATTGCTTACTTCTACGCTATTGCCTTTTTGAAGTTCTTGCCAATCTTCAAATGAGCATCCACATTCTTTCCAGCAATTCGGCAATTTATTTGATTTATCTTTTAATTTAACTTTCATATCTCTCCCTTATTTCTTTAAGATATGTTACCCATATAAGAACCTCGCCATTCCCATCTAACAACATTTAATCCTTCTATAGTTTCTTCAGCCTCTTCTTTTTGATTTATCCTAGCTATTTCAAATCTTCCATTGTGAAAGGTGTTGTTTTGATTGTTAAAAAACAAGGCTTCTATATGAGATGCTTGGCGAAGTATATGTTCCCAAGTATCTTTTTTTACCATTTTTTCTTTAAATGTGTACGACACATCTAAAATGTACTCCCTAGTTTCTGCTGTTGCATTATACTCAACTAAATCAGAACCTATAGGGTTAAGTCTTATGGACTGATTGCCCATATCCTTAAAATTTCCTGTATAAACTGGGATACTACCTGCAAACTCATTATTTAAAAAAGTTCGGATAGTATCCAAAATCTTTGTTTCCCATATATTGACAAATGTAATTGCCATTATCTACGAGTCATCCTAATAGAAAAGGGCATACCAGCATCAAGTACAGATTCATTTTTTCCAAAAAACTCTATTTCCCACTTATCATTGAGGGTAGCAGTATCGGCTGTATCACCTGCAAATCTTATATCAACACCGCCAGTTAAAGGTTGATATTGCCCATTAATTACTTGGACGTAACTAGCTGTTTCTCCGCTATTCATTCTTTCAGCACCTATTCTATCTCCATCCTTTTCCCAAACAGAATACTTCGCAGTACCTAAAGCACCTGCTGTAGTAATCTTTACTCCAACCCTATCATAAATATCGTGATACTGACCTCTTGTATCTACAATTCTTAAAGATCCACTTACAGAAACTTCTCTGATAACTCCCTGTGAAGAATCTCCTGTTACCTGCCAAGATAGTTTTGTACTGCCTTCATTTAAAGATTTAATATTCATATCAGCTTCTTCAAATAAAGCATTTGCTATTTCAGAAATAGGATCACTAGCTCTTACTAAAAATGCACAAGCTAGTAATGCAGTTGTTCTAACTATCATGTAATCATAGTTGCCATCTTTGTCTTTGAATTGTTTTCGGGGCAGTCTGCCATCTAACCTAGAATCAAGGTATTTTTCAGCATTTGATATATATCGAGTCCTTAAAGTATCCCAGTCATCACCAGACTCAATGAGCATATCGTTTGGATTGGTAGCACTATTATAATAGTAAACAGCATCATTGGAGTCATCGTAGTACCATTTACCATTAGAGTTAACATCAGATACACTACTTTGTCCTGCCCCTAAATTTTCTCCATTAGCAAATAATTGAGTAACTAAACCAACATTATTAGCCACATATCTATCCCCAGAGGATGCAGTAAAGCTATATAATGGTGTTTTAGTGTCAAACTCATCAATAGATGGAAAAATATCTTTTAAATCTCTAGTAGTACAATATGCCATATCTTACCTAATTTACTTTCTCTATATACTTTGTTACAATGTTAAATTTTAACAATTATCCTCTAAGCTCCACATGAACCAAATCGTCAAAATTATTATCTTTAGTTTCCCCATCAGAATCCCAATCCCCACCCCATCTTACAGAAATATTTAACTGTTTGGCAATGCCTCTAATCATTCCACCCATGTAGTGAAACCTATCCCTGTCTTCCCAATCAATAGGATATGGGGCTATGTCAACTGCTTTGCCTTCCATGTGTTTAGAATACTTTACTTTAGTAGCACCTTTTTTTAGTAACTCTTGTTGACGATCAGCAGAACGGAGTCCTTCAATAACTGTTACATCCATAATCTTAACCAATTCATTCAAAACATTTACCAACTTAGAATCAACACCTTTTAGCCTTTCCAGACTCCGTTTGCCGAATTTGTACATACTATTTCCTTGACCTTCTCTTTGGCTTGTTCATCTTTTTTTTCTTCTTAGAGTTCTTCTTTTTTTTAACTTTACCACCATAATGATAGGGCATTATGCTCTCCTTACTTTTCTTGCTACTCGTTTACTGTATTTTGCTCGTTGTTTACCCTTTGCAGATGCCTTACGTTTTTTTCTATTCTCATAGGCTTTCTGGCTTGGGGTTAATCCTTTTCTAACTGATTCTGGTAAGTACCTACCTCTTTTTCTTCGTGGTTTCTTTTTATCTGATTTAGATACATAATCCCACTTTTGCTTAGTCCACTTCTTTAAACTTTTTTGAGATTTTTTTAAAGCCATTATTTGTACCCACCACCTGCTTTTTTATAAGCTCTTGCTAACATTTGAGCTTTTCTTGCTGACCATTGACCAGCTCTACCACCCTTGCTTCCAGCTTTGATCCTATAAAACAATCTTTTTCTCATAGCAGGTTTTGTATAATTACCTGCTTGATTTACTCTGCTTTTCTTTCTTTTTTTCATTTTCCAACTTTTCTCATTGCTTTTTTATGAGATGCTGTAAATGTACTTCCTTTTCTCATGGCTGTAGCCATTGCTCTTAAATGCTTTGCAGTATGATGCTTTGAGTGTTTTCTCATAGCACTTACCTGCCTTTTTGTTAATCCTGCTAAAGAAACTCCTTTTATTTTAGCCATATTACCACTTTACCTTGTTTGCCCAATAAGCTCCGCTAAGCCTACCTCTCGCTATGTTTTTTCGATGCCTAGCCTTAAAAGAGGCTCTTCTAGCTTTTTGAGCTTTTGTTCTAGGATTTTTACCTGCACCACGAACTCCTTGCTGTCCAAATCTAATTAGCTTTACCTTTGTTCCAACTTTAGCTAAAACAACATGAGATTTACTAGGATGATTAGGTGTTCTTTTTGGCTTATTATATCCTTTGAGGTTATATCTTTTTAATCTTGGATCTCTTTTCCTAGACATTATTTTCCTTTAAAAACTCCTTCAAGCACATCTGTTACTACATCTATTATTTTTTCAAAAAATATTTGTTCTTTTTCTTCAGAAACAAATGGAATGTTAATTCTTTCATTTATTGCTGTAGCAATTTTATCAGTCATTTCATCTGAGGCAAGATGATTAATTGCTTCTTCCTGCATTCTTTCAGCTTGCTCTTCTGCTAATTTTATTAGCATTTCTTTCATGTTCATTTAAGATTCCCTTATCTTTTTTATTTTGTAGAATAAATAAACAATATTCATTACTGCAATGGTAACACCTAATATAAAAGGCAATACTTCCATCATAACAATGCCCATACTGCTTAAACTTACACCAGATACTTTTAAACTATCCATTATCTGCCCCCATTGATTCTACCAGACATATAGGACACCTTATCAGACATCTCTGCTAATTCTTTCATTACATCTTCTCTATGCCTTAATGAATTATCATCTGTTTTATTAAACCGATCAATAATTTTTATTACCATAGATTCCATGTTTTCTAATGTTTCTGATTGTCCTTTATTTTCTATTTTTAATTCTTGTATAGCTTCGCCTTGTTGTTCTGCTCTTTTTGCATTCTGGTAAACCATAAAAACAAACATTGCCCCAACAACTCCTATCATTCCTGCTTCAGAGTATAGTGCTAAAAACTCTTCCATTTTTTAAGTCCTTAAAAATTTACAAGCCAAGCCATTAAATAGAAGGACATAACTACGAAAGCAATGACCCCTATCCAAAAATGCCATTCCTTATCATCATCCATTATAAGTCACTCCTATTATGAATCACCCCATTAATTAATTTATGTTTTACAATATCAATTCTTTCTTCATTTGTTAGTGCAATAAATTCTTCTTCAATAACTTTAAATGAATCAGATTTTTTTACAACAACACCATCTTTTGATAGAAAATATTTCTTACTATTAGGATAAGTCAATACTTGATTTGAGCCATCCTTCATTAGTAATGTTTTTTGCATATTGGGTTTAGAATTTTTATGTATAAAAATACTATCTCCATTTACAGGTTTTCTAACTATCATTATTTTCTTCTAAAGATTTTTTAAGCATATTAACAAACGCTTCTTTGCCAATATCTAACTGCTCTTTAACAAAAGCATTCGTATTTAATTTATTCTGTATATCATTGATATGATTAAGGATTCTTTTAGATTCTTCAGACATATTTTCAATAATGTACTCTTTACCTTCAAAGTTTAACTTTGGCTGGTCTTTTTTATTTTTAGCCATTTTATTTTCCTTGTTTTAATTAATCTTCTTTTAAACTATCCTCATACGCTTTTTTAACCTCATCAGTCCAAACCGCATTGCAAACTGCTTTGCACTCATCAGACTCCCCACTTATATCCGCATTTGGCATAAATGATTTTCGATTATACGAATTTGATATTTCATTGCCATCTTCTACGATAGTTACTTTTTCCCTCTGCTGAACTATTTTAAACTCTCCACGAATTTCGTAATCGTAAGTTAATTTTTTTTCCAAAGCCATTTGCTACTCCTTGTTATTTTCCATTTAATTAATCCAACTAAAATTATTATTGAGTATTATAGTGAAAACTAAATATAACATTACTGCTATCTGTAAAATTACCTTCTGTCAAAGTTGTGGTTGTTCCGCTATTTGTAGTCTCGGCAAAAGAAATGTTAGTAGTATTATTCTCACCTGAAATCATTGGAAAATCAGCAAAACTTACACCGCTTATATACCCAATCGAACCCCCAGAGTTTGCACCTGTGTGATTCTGTATTGTAAAAGGTAATCCCGAAATTTTTGCACTACCAGTTGAACTTCCTTTTGCACTTAATTCAATAAATCCACCAATAAATACCCTATTGCCAACTTTAGTATATCTAGCTTGATTTCTACTTGAATTATAGGTTTGACTTGCACTATTGCCACCAAATGTTATAGAAAGATTTGTAACAAGTCCCTCTTCATAATCATCAAGTGTATTGGCATCAGCACTTTCAACTGGTGTATCTGGAAAATTAATTCCAGCGTTTGGAATAATAGCTCCACCAAAAGTAGTTGAAGCATCCGCACTACTCACCATCAAAGCTTCTGTATCTCCACTTGGATTAGATGCATAACTTGAGTTAGTTAATACACCAATTTTACTTGATGCACCTCTAACAAACAGACCGCCCATTGATCCAGACTTTTTAGCAATACCACCTTTATAATTTGATCCATCATCTGTCACTACAAATCTATCTGTATTATCAGACATTCCTTGTGTTAGTACTGCTCCACTTGTTGTTAGTCCACCACTATGCACCATCGCACCAGAATCTTGTGCCATATAAACAGCAGTAACACTTGCGTTTCCAAGAGTTACAGAATTATCAGCCACACCTGTTACTTCACTTCCTATTACAGTTTGATTAGTAGCTGAGTTATCATCTGTATCTGCATCATATCCTATAACAGTATTCTGACTTCCTGCTGTAAGTACATTTCCTGCTTGAAATCCTACAGCAACATTTTTTTGACCAGCAACATTCTCAGCCAAAGCGTATGCACCAACTGCTGTTATTCCACTATTAGTTACATCCCCTGCTCCAAGAGCATAATATCCAAGTGCAGTATTATTACTTGATCCAGCTATTGTTTGTGCTAGGGCGTAAGAACCTAAAGCTGTATTTTTATCGCCATCTGTTAAATTCGCACCAGAATTTGCTCCTATTAAAGTATTTTCTGTTCCCGTAGTTAAATCTGTTCCAGATTCCCAACCAAGTGCAGAATTTAAACCATGTCCATCTGTGTCTGCTTCAAAAGTATATAATGATTTATAACCTACTGCTGTATTTTTATCACCATCTACATTGGTGCGAAGGGCTGACCAACCGACTGCCACATTGTATTGACCACTTGTATTTTCTTGCATAGCTCCTTCGCCAACTGCAACCGCCATGTGACCCGTAGTGTTTTTTAATGCTTCTCGTCCAATAGCGACATTTGAATAACCATTAGAGCCACTTCCTAACGCCAAATATCCCACCGCTGTGTTATCGGAATTGCCACTTACCTTACCTGCTTGGTAGCCCACATAAGTATTATGATTATGGTTTGCACCTTCACCAGCTTCAGCCCCAATGTAAACTGATTTTGAAGAAGTTGTAGCAGATTGCCCCGACGTAGATCCTACCATTACATTATTGTCGCCACTTGTTAATCCACTTGCAGAACTATAACCTATTGCTGTATTAGAAGTAGCACCATTCATTGAAGCATCAGAAACATTTTCCCCAACAAAGGTGTTATAGTTAGAGTTACTATCTATATTACCTGCTGATTTCCCGAAAACTGTGTTAGAAGTTCCAGAATCGTTATTGCTTAAACTGATTGCAGAGTTTGCATCTATTTTAAACCTTACCGCACCACCTACTGCAAATTCAGTATTAGTTTGGTCGTAATTCCAGAAATAAAATCTATTGTTATCTGGGTCTAATCCAAGAGCCATACCATCGCCAGATGTTTGACCTGTTGCAGAATTAGTAAATTGCATTCTTGCTGGACTTGATCCACCATCTATATGTAATTGACCAGTTCCAGATGCAGGTGCAATTCCTATTCCTACTTTACCGCCATCAAGAATTAAATTATTAACTTCAGATCCACCTGTCTTGGTTATAAAACTTAATTTACTTGCCTCAGAACCGTCAGCTACAGTTGTTGCGTTTACCTTAACTTGAACAAACATTTCACTATCGCCATTAGAATTGTCTCCATAATAACGAATCTGACCTAACTCATCATTATCTGCTGGAGTACTACTATCGTGATTAAAGTAAAATCTTGGTGAACCATCACCAGCGTTTGTGTTTTTTATTGTAAGTATAGGCGAATCTGCTGATGCACTTTCAAAGTTGATTGCAGTTCCATTTATATCTAAAGTAGTTGTGTCTATGTCAATTAATCCAGCAGTTAATTCGATTTCTGTGTCTGAGACCAAATCTAAAACGCCATCTGCCGATTGATGAATGTATGTTCCATTATCGCCAAATTCTAATTTATTAGTAGATGATATTCTTAAATTTCCATCTTCATCAATTCTCATTCTTTCTGAATTAGATGTATTGAAGACTAAATCGCCTTTTATATCTGTACTACCCCTCAATGCTAATATTTCTGTAACAGGAGATGCCCCATTATTAAAAAACTGTATGTCTCCAATGCCATTACCATCGGATGGTTTATCAGCTTTAAATACAATTCTAAATTTGCTATCTGCATCGCCATCAGCATCTAAGTTTAAATATGATACTGTGCCTGTATTATTAGTTATTGTAATATTTCCACCCATAGTAATTGAACCAGATATATCAACATCTCCATCAATATCTACATCATCTAAGTTACTTGTCCCATCTACATCAATGTTGCCACTAATATCTAATTCGGTAGCTATAACTTTTGAATTTGTAGTATCTACTGTAAGTATGTCTCCACCATCACCATTTTTTCTAACAAGTAAAGCCTCGGTACTGGTTACATCTATTACTTGTGTTCCTTCTATTATTTCGTCAAACGATAAACTTCCACCACCAGAAACAGTTAAGTCTCCGCTAATAACAAGATCTCCGTCTATTGTACCCCCATTACCCAAATTTTTAATAGAGGTTTGCCCCATTGATCCAAACATATTAAATCTCCACCATTCTTACTGATCCAGTAGTGGTACTGGTTGAATTATAATTAAAATAAACAGTTTTGCCAAGACCTCTAGGAATTGTTATAAAAAATTGAGTGTTGGCTGGTATAAGTAAATCATTACTAGCATCAACGTTTGTTTCAGATGTAGCAAAATTATAATAAATTTCTACAGCTGAGTAAACTCCTAGAGTTCCTGTGTTAGATAGTAATAGTTTGTGAACTGTGTTATTGACACTTGCTGAACTTCCTGCTGTTCCAGCATTTGAGACTGTCCAAGTACCGCCTGTTGTAGTGTTAAGACTTTCTTGAACAGATAAAGTATGTAGGTCTGCCATTTTTTCTTCCTCTCTAAGCTAATGACTAAGCGTGAACGAGATTGTGCTTTGTCTAATGTTACTCTTCTTCTTCTGATCCTTCTGATGATTCACTATCCTCAACTTCATAAGGAGATAAATCAGATTCGCTGGATACTCTCGTGTATCCATTTTCTTGTAAGTTCGCTAGTTTATCTGGATGTTTATTAAGATATTCATCTTCAAGTCTTTCGATCTTACCAAGAGTGGGGTGTTTCCAATATTGCATTTTTCCTCCAAGTATATTGGGGGCAGGGCAAACCATACCCCCAACACTATTAAGCTATTAAGCGTTACGGATCTTAATACCTTTTTTGTTATCGGTATCGTCTATTCTTTTGACACCATAAAGCAAGTCTGCGACCACTTTAGTACCAAGAGCATCAATCGAATATTCTGACTGAACCCTAACCTCGCTCTGAACTGCTATAGTACAGGCTGTTTTGTGGAAAATTGCACCAGATATTGTATTTGCTCCAGCACCACCTTCTGCTCCAGCATCTACAGCATTAGACATATAAACGTCAATGCCATATAGAGATCCAACCATTCCAGATCTTAAACCTCTGTTACCTTCACCAACAGCATCATTACGAATAAAGTATTGAGCTATACCGCCAGATGGATTTAAAATATCAGCAAATAAAGTTGGATTAACAACCATTGCACATTCTCCATCCATATAAGGAATATCATTTTCACCTAGAGTTGCCAATGCAGATTCAAACTCATTAGCTGTAATTGTATCATCAGTACCCAAAGCCAAAGATTCTTCTAAGCTTTGCAACTCAGACCAGATGTCTGCATCAACTTGACGAGCAAGAGCCTCACCCATCATTCGAGCATACTTCTCTACTAAATCTGCTTCAGACTGAATTTGAGCCACATCTTCAAATAACTTAGCAACATATTTGTGCTTATTTATTGTAAGTTGTGTCTCAGTTGTTGCAGTTGCATCATAAGAAACATCTGATCCAGCACTTTTGTCTGATGCACTAATTAAACTCATTTCTGGGATGTGTATAACATCTCCATAACCCTTACCAGATACTAGAGCAGAATAATCATCTACTAGTCCACGAAATACACTTTTCCGCTCAAAGAACTTGTAGATTCCGTCTGCCCAAATTTCTGGTATAAAATGTTGATCTGTAGTGGTCGTTACCGCACTACCTTGATAATGTGTAGCCATTTTTTACCTTTTCATGTATGACTCTAATATTGTTCCCCAGTTCTCCCTTCTTTCTTTGCCACTCATATTTGTCCAATCTCCAGTCATTTTTGTAGGTATTGTACCCTTGTTATCGGGTGGATTTACCTTTTCTGATTGAGCAAATTCTTCGACAATATCTAAGAGAACTTCGGTTTCAACATTAGAAAATTTTTCTCTTTTTGATTCTGGAAGTTGAGCTAAAGCACCTTGACGAAGTTTTGAGTCCATTGATTCCCATCTATCCTTGTAAGGTTTATAGGTTTCAAGTTCTTTAACAAGCTCTCCATTGAGTTCTTGCCATTTTTCTTCTTCTTGTAGCTTTGCTCTTTTTCCCTCTTCTTGTTGTTGCTTAAAAGTTTCAAGACTGTTTCTAAGTTCATTTCTTTCTGAAATAACTTCATTTAACCTTGAAATTGGTACATTGTTTTCGACTTTAGTGTCGGCTTGTTCCTGTTTTACATCTGTAGCGATGTTAGTTTCTTCAGACATTTTTACCTCTTGAGTGAGTTATTAAATATGCAAGAATACATCTTGCATTAAAGATATATCATAATGTAAGTTAGTAAAGTACGCTAATGCAAGAAAAAAATTACGAATTTAAGAAAAAGTGGTTTGAATATTTAGGGTACAAACCTCACAATGGGCAACTACCTTTGCACTACCCTGTAAAACATGATGCTAGGTTTCAAGTTGTTGTTTGTGGTAGAAGGTTTGGCAAGACTTGGGCAAGTGCAATGGAAGCCACTTATGTAGCCTCACAACCTAATAAAAGAATATGGGTTGTTGGAATGTCCTACAAAAAAGCTAGATTAATTTTTAGAGAAATCTGGCAAAGGATGGTAATAGGGCATCCAGACGATATTGATAAAGCATCTGAGAAAGATATGTATATTCGATTTAAGTGGGGGACTACTGTTGAGGGAATGTCTGCTGATAATCCTTCAAGTTTGGTCGGGGAAGGTTTAGACCTATTGGTAATTGATGAAGTTGCCAAAATGAATAAAAAAATATGGGATATGTATTTATCCCCATCTGTATCTGGAAGAAAAGGAAAGGTTATTTTTATTACAACACCAGAAGGAAGAAATTGGATTTATGATTTATTTAAACTTGGTAATGAAGATCCATTATGGGAAAACCATACTTCTCCTTCTTGGATTAATCAATATGAGTTTCCATTGGGCATAGAAGATCCAGCTATAATCGAAAGAAAGCGAAATATGTCCAAAGAACTTTTTGCCCAAGAATTTGGTGCAGAGTTTTCTGTTTTTGAGGGAAAAGTTTGGAACTTTAACCGAGAACAAGATACAGGAGACTTCCCATACGATCCAGATTTGCCTACTTATTGCTCTATAGACTTTGGCTACAGACAGCCAGCAGTTTTATTTTTACAAACTTATTGGGATGGGGAGATAGAGCATATCAAAATATTTGATTCTATTTTACATAAAAAAAATATTAAAACAGAAGATTTAATCAAAATGATTAAAACAAAAGGATACCCGATAATGTCTTACTATGGAGATCCAGCAGGATCAAATGTTCAAGGACAGTCTGGAGCAGGAGATATGGAGATATTTAGAAGAAGTGGTATCAGAGTTTTATCCACAAGAGATAGGATTAGTAGAAATATAGTAAATAGTGTTTCTTATACTAGAGGATTTTTTGAAAGTGCCGATGGTGTAAGAAGAGTCCATGTAGATAGCAAATGCGTTGAAATAATTGAAGATTTTGAAGAATATAGGTATCCAGAGGCAGAAGATGGAAAACCAATAAAAGAAGAACCCTTTAAAGATGGTTTCCATGATCACGGGAACGATGCTTTTAGGTATTTTATTTTAAATAGATTCCCAATGAGAAATCAAGAAATGAAAAGGATTCAAAGATGATTGAAAAAATGTTAAAAGATAAATTGATGGAAACTAAGTTAATGATGTCTCATGGCAGAAGAAATGAGATCAGAAAACACTTAGATTATTACTCTGGTGTTTCAACAGAGCAATATATTAATAATTATTTTAGCGGAGATGCTTTTTCTGAAATTCCTCCTAGCTTAACTAATTTTACCAGAAAGTTTATTAATAAAATAAGTAGAATATACAGTCTGGGTGCTAAACGAAATGTATCAAACAATCCAGAAAGGTACTTATCTTTAATACCTAGAAAAGATGTTCGTATGAAACACTCTGAAAGAATGACTAGGTTATTAGGTAGTATTGCTAATCGTGTTTATTGGATGGGTGATTTTTTTGAGTACAGACCTATTTATTATTTTGAGGTATATTTCGACAACGATCCTTTTGCACCAACAGGAATTGTGTATCCCCTTCTAAACAAAACATCAGACTTGTCAAACACAGATAATTTACAATGGGAATACTGGGATACAGAAAAGTATGGTATTATGGATGAGGATGGCAAAATACTAGAAGAGCTAGAAAATCCTTACGGAATATTGCCATTTGTATTTACACATAGAGAAGATCAGATAGATTCTTTTTATGTAGAGGGGGCATCTGATATTGTAAATTGCAATGAGCAAGTGAATATAGCTTTGACTGAAATGAATCTTGGAATGAGATTCAATATGTTTGGACAGCCGTGGGTTACTGGACTAAGAGCAGATCAAAGTATGTTAAGAGCAGGATCAAATACAATACTAGATATGGGAGAAGAAGGAGCATACAATATAACAAGTCCAGATGGTAACATAGAAGATGCCATAAACAATATTAAATTCCAGATAGAACTTGTAGCATCTAACAATCATTTGTGGATGCAATGGGCAGAATCGGGTGGAGAAGTTCCTAGTGGTATATCACTAATGATAAAAGATATGGAAAGAAAAGAAGACTATTATGATGATATTGCTTTGTGGAGAATGTACGAACAGTCTTTCTTTCAAATAGAGCAAACTATTGCGGAGTATAATGGAATTGATATTTCTGGAGACTTTGGAGTAGATTTTCAAGAGGTTGAATACCCAAAAACAGTTCAAGATCAAATATTGAAAGATGAATTTGATATAAAAAACAACTTAACCACTAGAGCAAAAGTTATGGCTCGTGAAAATAAAGACCTAACCATTAAACAAGCTCAAAAAATCATAGATGAAAATCGGAGAGTAAATGAACAAGAAAACAGCCAATCAATATTTACTGAATTACGTCAATAAGCTCGATAAAATAAATGATATTGAATTTGAATTTGAGGGCAATATCAAAGAAATCATTAAAGATCCTATTAAATGGGCAGAAAGCCAAGCAAATAGAATTGTAAAAGATAACATAGATAAGTATTTAGAGTCTAAAGCATTGGGGAAGGAGTTTTGGGATGGAATTGAAGATAGAAACTAATTTTGATTTTGGCAAACTATCTAAAAGTATTGTTCAGTTGCAAAATAATTATTTACAAAATTATGCTGAAGGATCAGCTAAACAGTCAAAAAGCAATATTGACTCTGGCTTATCTCCAGACTTAGAAGATTCAACTAAAGCTATACGATTTTTAAGAGATCAACCATTAAGTCCCCCATTAAAGGCAAGTGGAGCTTTATACAATAGCATTAGAAAAGATGGAACTATGCTGGTTATGAAATACTATGGTGTACTGCATAACAAAGGTTTTCAAACCAAGTCTAATTCAATGATACCTAATAAAAAAGTTCCAGCTAGAAAATTTATTAGTACAGGTTTAAAAAATTTAAAAAGAATCAATGAGAAATTTATGAAAGATTTTAGAAATGCCCTCAGAAAATAATAAGGAAACTTTAGATGAGAGAGATAGAAAATTACTTAGTGCAGTTGCTCTTAGAATATCTTACGACATCACAATCTTCGCAGAAAGACTTAGAGGAGAAATTGAGACGTTTAGAGAAAGTGGTCTTAATGAACAATCAATTATTGGGGTTCTTAGCCAAGACTTTAACAACAACGGAAGAATCTTCGGAGAATTACGAAACTCCTTTAAACGAAGAGTTATTGGAGGCATTAATCAAGCATTCCGCAGATCAAGACCAATGGGGCAAAAGTTAAGATGGGTAGCAATCTCTAAAAATGTATGTAGTGATTGTAAAAGTAGAGCTGGGGAGATAGATACTATTGAAGGATGGGAATCAAGAGGATTGCCCAGTAGTGGATGGAGTTTATGCAGAGATTATTGTTACTGTCAATTAATGCCAGAAGGTTTTGAGACAGATGATATTATTAAATTATGAAACAATTTTCTATTCTGATCTGTCTATGTATGGAGTGCAACTGGCTCTGGGAAATATTAGGCTCTAATCTTGCCAAAGAAGAGCAATGCCCAGAATGCAAAACATTTAATGTTAAAAGATACGTTAAAAAAGAAACTCCAAAATAAACATTTTATAAAATGTGTTTACTTTGGCTTTATATTGAGTGCCTTTTCTCTGTTAATAACTTTTTCTTGCCATTTCTTTCTTTGTAATGGAGTTTGCCTGCCTCTTTCTGGTCTTTCTACTCCTACTTTTTCTGCCCTTAATCTCCAGTTCCTTGCTTCTCTTCTTTTTTTATTCTTAGCATCTCTTTTCTTGCTTTCTTTAATAATCTGTGTTTTTGTTTTTTGTTTTTTTGGGATAAAAGGTCTTTGGGGCAAAACTTCTACTTCTGCTTCTTCAAATTCTGCATCTACAACATCTACTTCTTTAAGTTTTGAAGAGTCTGAATGTAGAAATTTCTCAAATGGACTTTTATGGTTTGCCACTTCTACTCGTTTTATTAACTTTCCAGAGTGTTCTAAAACTAACCTTCCTGCTTGAACATTACCTGCCTCTGCCTCTCTGATCATACTATTTAATATATTGGGCAACTTTGCTCCAAAAGTAACCATATACTTCTGGTAGAACACCTCTACAAACTCTGGATCTTTCATCCAGTTGTGTATCGTAGCCTTAGATACCCCAACCTTTTCTGCTACAGATACGATGCTAGTTTCTGGCTTTGATACGAGTATTTCTACTGCTAATGCTTTTTCTGGTTTCCATTTATCTGGAAGATTAAGACTCATAATGTATCCTTTTATAATTTGATGGTATATTATAGTGGACTTTTGGACTTTTATACAAGAGTTTTTTAAAACATCGGAGCTGATTTACTATAAGGCACTACTACTACTATACTATATACAACAATAAAGCGTTAGCTTTATATGGATTTTCTTTTCAATTTTTTTTTATAAAATCCCCATAGACTTTAATATTGTTTATTTTGAGGGGAACAGCGATTAACACCAACCAAATTTAACCTATCCGCCCCATACTATCAAGGTTTTTTTTAAAAAAAATAAAAAAAGGCGGAATGTACTAATAATTCACAATACCAGTCAATGAAATTCTTTTTTTAAAATAGTTCTTGATTTTGTGGGTAGGTTGGTTGTATAGGCAAATTAAATTCAAAAACTTCTTGACATTGGTTCAATTACTCTAATTAAAAGATTGCTAAAAAATTAGAAAATACTTGTTTTAATGGTTGTTTTGTTGTATGAGGATCGTTTTGAGCGTTCTTTAGAGGGTGAAGCTGTAGAATGCCCTTAAATGGCTGTAAAATGCTTTTTTGGTACTTACTATCGATTACATGAAAAGATTCCTTTAAACACTTGTTTTGAGGCTCTGAGACTCATTGTAGTTTTTGTGATTGAATCAGCCGAAATTTAATGTGTAGTTACTCCTTATCTATATACAACTAAAAAAACTTTTTAAGGAGCATAAAAAAAACATTGACTCGTATTTGTTCATCTGGTTACATTCAATCATAACAATTAACGAAAGGATAACGAAAATGGAAAAATTTAAAAAACCCACTAAAAAACAAATCAACGAAGTGTTTGAAATTGGTTGTTCACTTCAAGGTAAAATTGATCAAATTACTCCAATAATTATTGCAGATGTCTGCAACGCTGACGAAAATAACCAAACTCAAATCACAAAAACCATTGACAAAATATTGGCATCAGATGATGAAGAAATGAAAGCGGATGTTAAAAGGTTTGTCGGAAAGTCTCTCCAGACTCTTATTAAGGAAAAGCCAACGCAAGAACAGTTACTTGGAGAGGATGCTTCTTTCCTATTAATGAGCGTTAAAAAAGTAAATAAATCTATGGTTGAAAATAAAGATGGTAGATACATACACAACTATAATGAATCTGATCTAGGCTCTTACAGGGTTGTGTTAATGGAAAAGAAAGAAAAGAAAGATCTTTCTTTGGCACAGGAATTGGCGAAATGGATGCGATCCCAGAAAAAGAATCAGTTATTCAGAGGAACTAAGGCAGATGCTAAAGAATTAACTTTTTACGAATTTGACCTATTAAAGGCAACCATTGACAATATTGAAAGAGGAATCGAAGAAATATAAACCAAACCGCCCAATAAAAAACCCTCGCTCATATAGCGGGGGTTTTTGGGTAAAAGGACTTAACATGAAAAATACATTCAAAGATATATCAAGGATAGCCTACAAAGGGGATACGAATTGTTGCACTGTAATTGCTTGTTCGATTGCCTTTGAAATTGATTACAAGGAAGCACATTCTTTTTTAAAATCTAAAGGGCGTGTAAATGGAAAAGGTTTGTCATGGGGTAAAATCGATCAAGCATACCATGAAATGGGAAAATTAAAAGGCTTTAAAGTTACCACTTATAAACTTTATTATAGAAATGAGAAATACGCTTTTTTAGATGAAAAGAAAAAAGAGCAACCCCTTTGTTTTTTGCGGTCAAAGTCAGCTTTAACAATTAATAATTTTAGGGACTATTTACCTAAAGGAGATTATATTTTCGGAATTAGGAGGCATGTGTTGGCGGTCAAAAATGGGGCTGTACAGGATTGGAGCGTTAACAGGCAAATGAGAATTTTTGAGATATGGAAAATTGAAAAAAGGAAAAAAGTTTTTAAGGACGTAAAAAGTCCTAAACATGACTTTTCAAAATTTATTTAACAACAAAAAAAGGACAAAAAAAGTGAAAATAAAAACAACAAAAAAACAAATCAGAGACAATGTACATCCAGACAATTTATTTTCTGTAGGTTATTGTGATTTACAGCACTTATTAAGGTTTGAAAATGCATTCGCATATTCTTGCGGTGTAAATGGTTGGTCATGTGACTACTACGAATTTGAACACAATAATCAAACATATATTATATCTACAGGGTATAGCCCAATAGGAAAGAGAATAGATTATGAAACAACAAAAACGTTTGATAATTTAGCTTCACAAATGAATCAAATGAACTCTACAACGTATGAAAAAAGAGTAAACGCATATAAAAATTTACTTGGTTATTTTTTAGATAAAATTACTAAATAAGCGTTTCAACTTGGGTAAATGGTTTTTGGGTGGTTCGATTCCACCCCTACCCACTTATAAATAATAAATGGAGTAAATAAAATGGATAAACTACATAAAATGGTTTTAGCAGAGGATGAAATTGGGTGGAGTACTTGCGATGTCTGTAATAAACTTGGAAACTTTTTTGATGGCTACTTTTACGGATTTGGTGGTTTTACACAAACTGAATTAAATGAACTCGGATTATTTCATTTAGATGCCAATGAGGATAATGTACGATGTGATGATTGTTTGATGATAACAACAAATAAGGAGTGAATAGTGAGACATATAATTATAACAAACATAATTAGCCAAATGGTAAAAAATGGTTTACCAAAAGATGAAGCACCAATATTTGAAGTTGAGAATCTTTTATTAAAAGAACTAAATAAATTAAACGACAATGCTTTATTTCTAATCTATTATAATCTAAAAAGGAGTAAATAAAATGTGGATAACAATATTTGAGATTATTTTTATGATGGTTGGGTTTATTATATTTGCCATCATAGGGAATAAATTATTTGATTAATAATAGTTTTTAAGGACTTAAAAAGTATGGAAAAATTTAGAACTTGTGAAGGCTGTGATAGGTCAATGCCTTTAAAATATTTTGCCAATGTTGGGAAACTAGATAGATTTGGAAACCCTTATAAGAGGAACAGATGCCAAAAATATAATTGCCATTCGGAGCATAAAAAAGGATTACCAAGTAGCAGAAAGGCAAAGCAAAAAAAATTAAGAAGTTATAAAATGAATCTTATTTGTCAAGCTGAAGGATGCACTTATTCTAAAAAAACTCATTCAAGATTTAGTCCTACAGCTTTAGATTTTCATCATCATAAAAAAAATAAAAAGTTTAATGTATCTAATATGATCAGAGATGGCTACAGTTGGGATAATATATTGAAGGAGATTAAAAAATGTGTTGTCTTGTGTTGTCGATGCCATGCAGAATCTCATTACAATAAAGGAGTTTAAACAAAATGAAAAAAATACAAAAGGAGAAATGCAAAATGAATACAGAAAAGGTACGTTTTAAATTCCAAAGGGTTTGGAGTAAATCAAGTGGAATAAGACATAGAATGGTTTATAAAGGAGTTTATAAAGGGGATCGCTATTACTATATCAGAAAAGTTACTCAAAATCTAATGATTAGAAAATTACGAGTAAATTATGTCGGTAACGACCTTTGGGTTGTAGATGAAGACGTTCAAAGAAGGGTAATAAATAATAATTAAAAAGGAGTTTAAACAAAATGAAAAAAATACAAATTGATCAAGATTGTAAATTCTTGAAAGACATTGAATCTAATTCAACCGCTTTTAATGGTACAAATAAAGGGATTTATAATTTAATAACTACCATAGGAGCTTTAAAACTTTGGATTAAAGGTATAAAGCCTAATAGAAATTTTAGATTAATAGATGTTAAAAAATATTTTGGGGTTACTGGCAATGCCAAAACATTACTTTATAAATTGGACACTATCAACAAAATAATAAAAGGAGATAAATAATGAGCCAGAAGTCAAAAATTACATTAGAAATGGCAAAGTATTGGCTAGGTTGGAGTGAGGATGAAGGTGCTAAAACGCTCCGAGATATTGCCAACAGCAAATATGAAAATAATCCGTGGACACCCGATATACTATATAATGATATAATAGAAACTTGGGAATCAAGAATGAAAAAAAGAAGAAATGAAGATTATGAAAAAATGTAAAAAATGCAATTGCAAAAGAAATAAATTAGAAATTGCAAATCATAAATTTTTATGCAATGAATGTTTATATTGGCAATATAAAATTGAAAAAAAACTTGACATGAGTTTTAATAGGTGTTAATTTGATATGAAATTATTTAAAACAATAGATGCAATTTATAAAATCGTTACAATTATTTGGATCTGGTCAACTTTGATCTGGTTTTATTTTAATGGTTTTATTTTTTTTATCGCAGAATAGGAGTTAAAATGATTGAATTTACTAGTACAGTTATATTTGGTTTGATAATTTGTTTGCCATCAATTTATGCAATGGTACTTAAAACAGAACTAAATATCACAAATAATAAATTAGACTATTATAGGCAAAAATGCCTTACATTGAACAAAGGAAAAGAAAAAGTTTTTAAGGACTTAAAAACTCCTAAAACTATAATTAAGTATGATTTTTTTGAAAATGAAAAATTGTTGGATGCCGAAAATGCAAAAATCTAAAGACCCGTATTATAGGGAGACTAGCAATTTTTACTCCAAAATAGATAGTGTTTATGCTGATGAATCAATTAAGCATTGCCAAGTTTGCAATAATTGTTGGCAATTTAAAAGAAAACTTCGAGAAGATAGAATATCTTATTACCAAGATTTTCCAACTTTTGGAAAAGAAAAGATGGATTGTCCTGTTTGTACAGGTTTTGAATTTAAAATCGTTAGGACAATTCCAGAGTTAATAACAATAAAAATAAAGGAGTTTGAAAGTGAGAAAACAGAAAAAACAAGCACCGCCTAATTTATTAGGTATTGATCAAACTATAATTCGCACCAAGACTTGCACTAAGATGCTAAATCTGTTGAAGGATTGTAGAGAGTCTGTCAATGAGGATATTCAAAAAAAGATAGATAACATTGATGCGATTAGAACATTTGAAATGGAAGGTGGTTACAGATGAAAACAGATGAGCGTTTTGCACGAAGTTGTGAGGATCTGCATTCTTTATTATCTGATACTCTTTCTGAATGGACAGATGGATTGTCAGAAAAAGATAAGTTGGATTTTATCGAAAAGTGCGTTCCGATTGTGTTTATGGATGTCCTTGTAAGTCATTATAAACACCATCAAGAAGGTTCTTCAGTTGATTTTTACTCAAATTTAGCTGGGTATATTGAATCAAAATTCAAGTTTAAATGTGATGCAGATACAGAGATTGTGGGGAGAGCATGAAAAAAGCTACTGTTGCAAATCATATAATGCGGATGTATAATTGGTACTATGCAAATGATAAAAGTAGATTCAGAACAAGGGATGTTCAGCAACTTTCAGAAAGTTCAGTTAAAGTTTTTGGAAGGAGATTAGGATCTCCATCAACTTATGAAAGAACTTTTAGAAAGTTAAGGCAAGACGGGTTTATAAATGTTGAGGAAATTAAGACCCCTACTGATTCTATCTGGGTTATAAAATAATCCTTGCAAGTAATTATAAACTGATGTAAGTTCCAATTATGCCTTACCCATTCAAACAAAAAACAAAAAAGGAGATTAAAAAGGATGCTGAGACTAAACCGAGAAAATCAGAACAGTCCACAAACAATCCTAAAAACGAATTGTGCAAACTTCAACACAACATCCAAGAAGTGCGATGGAGTGATGATTGGCAAGAAGTTGAATCAATGGATTGATGAGTTTAAAGTTAACAAAAGGTGCTTAGTTTTAGATAGCAAGAGTTGCGATTATTATAATCGTTGTGTTAAGCCAATAATTTGAGTTCCAACCCCTATAGTTTATCTGATATAGGAACTCACGAGGGGGTAGTTAAGTCCTTTCCTGCCCCCTCAAAATTTAAGGAGTTAAAATGATTTTAGGATATTATGGTATTATGCCTAAAGAGGTTAGGCATAGCAAAAAAATTACATCTGGACAAAAGTTAATTTACACAGAGATTACTTGCTGTCTAAATGAAGATGGGGTCTGTACTAAGCCTAACGCCTACTTTGCTAGGGTTTTAAATTTTTCAATTGGTAATGTTAGTAACTCCATAAAAGCACTTAGGGAGTCTGGATTTATAAAAGTTATCATTGAAAATGAAGTAGGCACAAACAAGTTTTTAAAGCGATACATTGCCATTACCCCTACAGATAAACATTTAGGGGTGCTTAAAAACTTAGACTTTACCTATGCAGATAGAAATGAAGGGGTAAGGGTTGATGCCCCTCGATTGAATGGCTCTACCCCTAGCGATAAAAATGGAACATTATTACATAGTAATAATAATATATATATATCTTCTGTTAAGAAGAATAAGATTAAAATGGATAGGGCAATAAAAGATGAAGAGTTGGAATTTATAAAACCAATCCTAAACGAATTTTACGAAACCCAAAGCACTAGATTTCCAAATATGGTAAGTCCAGATTGGAAGTCAGATCTAAATTTATTTAACGGGTCAGTTAATACAATCTATCAACTAATTAAAAAAGATAAAGTAGATTATCGAATTATCAAAAAAGTAATTCAATGGGCAGTACGAGATCCATTTTGGTCTAAGGTTTTATTTTCATTAAGAACACTAAGGGATAAATCATCCAATGGTATGTCTAAATATGCAAATTTAGAACACAGGTACTTAAATGGATAGCATGGTTCACTTCATCAAACATCTAGTGGGTTTGTGCGGAGAGCCTCATCCAAACTTGTTGTGGGGTGGTTTATTTACGAGTTGTTTATGTTATTTAAAACTTAAATTACATAGGGGTAAAAAATGACATTTGAAGAAAAGGGCATCTTTTTAATTCATACTTCTGGACAGGAAAAAACAACCTGTCCAAAGTGTTCTAATGGTCGTAAAAAAAGTAGGGATAAATGCTTATCTGTAAACATAGATGATGGAGTCTGGAATTGTCATCATTGTGGTTGGAATGGATCTTTAAAACTTTTTAAGGACTTAAAAACTCCACTACCAAAACCAGTAGTTAAACCAGAACCACCTAAAACAGAGTTACCAGATAATGTCTATCAATGGTTTGAGGATCGTGGAATAACAAGATCTATAGTTAACGATGCTAAGATCGGATACGAAAACAGGTGGATACAATTTCCATTTTTTAAAGATGGTGAGGTTGTTAATATCAAATCCAGAACTGCTGATAAAAGATTTAGGCAATCAAAAAATGCAGAGAAGTGTTTTTATAGATTTGATTTTATGAAGGGCATGGAAACTATTATAATCACAGAAGGAGAGATGGATGCACTTTCATTGGTTCAGTCTGGGTATGCAAATGTAGTTAGTGTTCCAGATGGTGCTACTGCACCTAACTCAAAACCAACTGATAGGAAATTTAGTTATTTATTATCGGCTGAAGAACATTTAATGAATGCTCAAAAAGTTATATTATGTACTGATTCTGATGGAGCGGGTAAGCATTTAAGAGATGAACTATCCAGAAGGATAGGTAGGGAGAAGTGTTGCAGAGTCAACTATCCAAGCGATTGCAAGGATATGAATGATGTCTTGGTTAAATACGGGGAAGAAAGAGTTGTTGAGGTGGTAAGTGGTGCTTATCCTTATCCAATAGATGGAGTTGTATTGGTTGAGGATGTTGAAGACGATGCGGTTGATCTTTATAATCAACCAGATCACAAAGGATTATCAACAGGTTGGGATGATGTTGATCCTAATTATTTAATAAGCAAGTCAGAAGTTTCAGTTGTAACGGGTGTTCCTAATATGGGTAAATCTGAATGGATGGATGCTTTGATGGTAAATATGATTCAACTGTATGGATGGAAGTTTGCTATTTTTTCAGCAGAGAACTTTCCTGTAAAACATCACTTAATTAAATTGGCTGGAAAATTTGCAAGAAAGCCATTTTGGGGCGAAGAGAGGATGGATGAAAAAACATTGAGATCATCCCTAAAAGCACTAAACAATTATGTTAAATTCATAGGCACTCAAGAAGAGTCTGTTACTATTGAGTCTATATTAGAGCAGACTAGATTGTTAAATTACAGGTATGGTGTAAATGGATTAATAGTTGATCCGTGGAACACCATTGAACACAAGTATGGAGATGGAGAGAATGAGACTAATTATATCTCAAGAGTTCTTTCGCAATTAAATACATTTGCTAAAGTCAATGAAATGCACATTTGGGTAGTTGCCCATCCTAGAAAAATGGAAAATGATTCTGATAGAAAACCTGTAGTGCCTAATCCTTATGATATATCTGGATCAGCAAACTGGTTTAATAAATGCGATAATGCTATTACAATCCATAGACATAGAAATGAATTTGAAGATTATGTTGGAGTTCATGTTAATAAAATTAGATTTCAGTACAAAAATGGTAAGCCTACTATTGGAAAACCTCCAGTAAAGTTAAATTATAATGTCGGAAGTGGAACTTATGAAACCTACATCGAACCAGTTGAAGAAAATTTATTTAGATAGAACAAAAAACATACAACATAATTCTTTGCAAAGTCGAGGTATTAGAAAGATGTGTTCCAGACTAGAAGATCAATTCGATGCAGTCTGGTTAAGGTATGAACAAAATAATGCTACATTTAAAGAGTGGGAAGATGCTTTAGATGAGTGGCTGAATGCGGAGCAAATATGAAAGTAAAAAGATATATAGTAACTCCAGACAAACACTTTCCTCTGGCTGATATGAAGGCTATTAGTGTTGTTTGCCAAGCTATAGAAATTATAAAACCAGATGGATATATTGATTTGGGAGATACAGGAGAGTGGAGTTCAGTATCTCATTGGCAATGGAAAAAGAAAAAAAGACCACCTTTAGAGTACCAATTACCTTTCGTTCATAAGGAAATTGAAGAAGTTAATAAGGGTATGGACATTATTGATGAGTCTTTAGATAAAGTGAATGTAAAAGAAAAGCATTTTGTTGAAGGCAATCACGAGGATTGGCTCAACAGGTTTGTTGAAGAAAACCCCTATTTGAAGGACTTAATAGTGCCTAAATCGTTAAAACTAAACAAAAGGGGATACAAGTACCATAGATTAGGAAAGATGCTTAAAATAGGCAAATTAAACTTTTATCATGGACATCACTTCGGTGGTATTACCCATGCTAGAAATCATCTATTAAGACTTGGTGGCAATGTAATGTATGGACATCATCACGACATTCAACAGTCATCCATAACTCACATTGATGGTGTTAAATCTGCTTGGTCTATCGGATGTTTAAAAGATATGAGTGCAGATGCAAACGAGTGGTTAGGGAACAGGGAACATAATTGGCAACACGCTTTTGCTATTGTAGATTTTTATAATTCTGGTTATTTCACAGTTCATGTGGTTCAGATTATAAATGGCACTACATCATTGTGGGGTGAGGTTATAAAAGGTTAGGATTGTTTATTAACCTAAAAACTATTAAATTAATATATGCAAATAAAGATAGAAAATATTGATGAAAAAATGCTAGACAAATTAGCGATGTCTATACAGCGTAAAGGTTATTCTATGTTTCAAAAGAAAGATAGTAAGTATGGAGTAAAAAACATTAATAAAAAAGATCAGCAGATTTTATGTTCTTTTGTTGCTCAATTTTGCGATTTAAACGATCTTGAATACACTATCGAAATAGAGAATGAGGAGGATTATTAAATGGATTTATTTCATGTAACTATTGGTTGGAACGGTTATGACGATTTAACGGAGGGTCAAATATCATTTCATAGAGATAACTTTCAAGATGCTTTATTTGGTGCAAATTATTATTTAGAAAAATATAAAGATAGAGAGGCTTATGTTGTTTGTGCCTCTCATGAAGAAGTGAAGTCTATTAAGAATATTACAGATATTATAAAAGATTCATTAACAAACAACAGGAGTCAAAGTGAAACAAGACAACCTTAAAATACAACCAGATACCGATAATATTGTGGAGTTGATGTACGACACCCCTAAAACTGGTGTAAATTCGTATGGTAATTGGTATCTGTACGGAGTAAAGCTAAAGGATGGTAAAGAGACAGCTATATTTGCAACTGAAACACTACATGGTAGATTAGAAAACTATGGAAGGGGAGATGTTGTTAATATAAGAAAAGAAGATATTGGAAACAATCGTTTTGCTTGGAATATTATTCCACAAGAAGGAACAGGTTTTAAGAAATCTGCTTCTAGTCAAGAGCATACGATTGATGGTAGAACCCACGATATTCACAAACAAGTTTGCCTAAAGTTGGCTGTAGATAGGATGAGTTCTTCTGATAAGGCTTTTACAGCAGGGGAGCTAGTTATAATTGAGGCTAACATGAAATCTTTACTCGGTGTATTAGAAGGAACTAATAAAGAAGATACAGAAGAAAGTACGGAAGAAAACCCCTTCTAATTGAAGAAAACATTATCAAATAAGCTAGATAAAGCATGGTCAAACAAAATAAAAGAATATGGAATGTGCGAAGTATGTCACAAATTAAAACCTCTAAATGCACATCACTTCTACTCACGATCCATAAGAATTATTCGGTGGGATGTTGATAATGGGTTCTGTCTCTGTGTTGGATGTCATGTCTTTTCATCTAAATTTTCTGCACACAAAACTCCAGCAGAATTTGTTGAATGGGCGATTGAAAAGCGTGGCATCCAATGGTATGAAGAGTTGAAGAAAAAAAAGAACTCTACAATTAAGATATATGATAAAGATTACAAAAATATATTAGAAAAGATAATTAACAAAAAATACTAGGGGGTAGCAATGTTAAAGGACATACAAAGAATACAAAATAAAGTTGAAAATATATGGAACTACACAGAAATGGATTTAGATGACTTTTCATCCGTAGGTCTTAGAAAGTTTTTAGAATCTATTGGCGATATAGTTAACGATATTACAACAGATTTAGAGGGAATAAAGAAAAAAACCTCAGTAAAATTATGTTCAATTTGTGATTCTCACGCTTGTGAGGATTGTTTAGATGATATGGAAAAACAATTTAATGCTCCAAGTTGTAATTAATAACCATTGGTATGTTAAAAACAACAAATGACTGGCTGTCTTGGAGCATATTTTTTATTAACAAACAGGAGAAACAATGATGCCATACTACTTTCAAGAAATAGCACTAAGTCAATACTTTGACACTTTGTTTTTAGGATTGTGTACAGCTATATATTTTACATTTATAGTTAGGAGATTGAATGCTATTCAACATCATTTTAATGTAGATTTGGAAGATACTTTTTTAGACAAGTGGGTTAGGCGACTTAGAAGTTGGGATAAGTGATCATTTACACAGAAATAGCAGAATGGATAGTTAATCTACTGCTATTGGGAGTTGGTTTATTTTTCTGGACTTTGTTTCTAATTGCTTCCGTTGGCTCATTAATTATTATAACTTTTTTTATAAAGGTACATTATGAAAGTAAGTAATTTTATAAAGTGGGCAGAGTCTATGCAAAAAGAAGAAAATAGACTTATGCTTGTTAAGGGCAAGGAATATACTGTTTCTGATGAAGATAAATTCAAAAACTTTAAAAGCATAGCGGAAAGAATGTCCTTAAAGCCAGAACAAATTTGTTTAGTTTATTTATTAAAGCACATGGACTCTATAAGAAATTATGTTCTTACAGGAAAAGAAGTAAGTGAAGAAGGGATAATGGGCAGGATACAAGATGCACGAAACTATTTATTGTTGTTAGGCGGTATAATTGAAGAAGGTAAAGAAGAAGGTAAATTTTCCATTAATTTATTTGAAGGAGAAATCGTCAAATAAATTTGGATCTATTCAATGGGTTATTGATGCTCTTGATAATCCTTTATTAGAAAAACGATTTGCAGGTAAAAGATTTAGAGAGAACCATAAGACTGATGATATAAGAGCAGACGAGTCTCTTTCTTGGTGTCCTAAGTGTCGTAAGAAATGGAATATATTTGAAGGAGAACTCTGGAGATCATCTGATATTAAACTATGGAAAGAAAAAATATGCCCAGATTGCGATTCCCAGTAAAAATAAAAAGTGGGAAAATGACATTGTTAGACAGAGAGCAATTTAATAATGCCATATCTGATTTAGATGGCAATTACTACCTAGAGTTAAAAGAAACTAAAGTTAGATCTAGTCAACAAAATAATTACTATTGGAATATTGTGAAGATTATAGGAGATGAACTCGGCTACACAGAAAGAGAAATGCACCAGACGATAAAAAATCATTTTGAAATAGAAAGCACTAAAAGTTTATCTACAAAAGAATTTGCAGACTTCATTGAAAGATTAGTTCGATGGAGTGCCATACAATTAAACATAGTTCTTCCAGATCCAAAAAGTTAACTTTTTAAGTCCTTAAAAACTCTACCAAGTCTCAACTAAATCTAATCCAATATTATATGTTCTGTTAGCAACCTGCGTTGCTGTAAAGCTATCTTTTGCCATTCTATACATTCCATAATCACCCTCGCTTGTAGATGTGCTATCTATTGAAAAAAGAAATGGTTGATGCTGTCCTAGTATTCTGTTATAAAAATTACTATGCAATGTTTCAGCATCATAAAAATGAGTTGCATTATCATGAACAGATGCAAATTGATTTGTTGTAAATAAGTCTGTATCTGATATGTATGAAAAATTCATTGAATATTTCTGCCTACCATGCCTTTTTAAATAGGTTTGTGTTGAAGGATGAGGTGAGCTGGTATTCATAAAAGGAAGAGTTGACCCCCAAACAGGAGAACCAAAATTAGTTGTATTAGCAAAAGTGTTTCCACCAGTAGAGCTAGATAAAACAGTATTGTCATAAGCGTATGAAGTCTTTATTCCCAATTCTGGAGATACTGGAAAATCTATATATTCACCATATAAAATACCACCTATAATAGGGTTACTTGCAAAATCTGAACCAGATCCATCTTTGTCTTGAATAGTGATTCTAACATACCTACTCCGATTTTCAATTTTTGGAAAAGTTATTAAAGTCCATCCGTTCTCTGTAGGCTCGATATAATCTGCAACGGAATCAGCAGTAGCATTTATTAATTTTGTATGATTCCCAGTTGCGGATGCAGTTATAGTATTTGCTTTAATTACAATGGTTTGACTTGCACCTTCTGTTGTTAAAGATTCACTTACAGTAATATTGTTATTATCTGATTTTGTGGCTATTGTTTTTGTTCCATTATTACCGCTATTTGATGCACCAGATATTTCAATAGTTTGACCTGCTGTTAGAGATGAAAAAGCATTATTAGTTCCTGTATCCTGCATCGCATTACCTGTAGAAGAAAATGCAATCTCATCACTAGAAATTTGAGTAAAACCACTTGTGCTTGCAACCTCAACTTTAAAAACTGCTTGAGCTTCTTGAAAGTTGTGATTAAGAATTGCTATAAAACTAGACTCAGTAAGAGATGATAGCGTAACTCCTGTATCAATTTGAATATAAAAGGCTTGATTGTTTGAATTTAATTCAAGATAGTCGTGAGGTCGCATATCGTACAGATTGGCTTCTACTCCATTTACAATATTTATAGTATCTGATCCATCTTGCCTTAAACTAAAATTACTTAAATCTCTCCATCCTGTTGATAAAAGATATGATATTAAATCAACATACGCTCTCGGTGTTGCAAATCTATTAAATGTACTCATTATGAATTTACCTTTATTGCTGTAATAGAACAGCCATTTACTCTCTTTGATATTTTAGTTATTATAAAAACATCATCGTTGTATGCAGTCCCATATAATTTTAAATCAGAATCCCAGTTACTAAAATCTATATAATCAGTTATTTCTAAGTCGTTATACTTTGGAGTAGCAATATTAAATTGTAAAACAATTTTTCTATCTTTAAAATGAGCAAGGTAAGCATTTTGAACTGACTCTGCTGTAGTTTTATCTAATATACAATCAGCATCTAGCTCCAACTTAAATGTTTGATTGTATCCACTAGCTCCATTTCCTGTAGATGTACTATCTGCACTAGAACTGGTTTGTTTCATAAACTTATCTCTAGCATAGTCATAAGCATAGTTAACTATTATTTGATTTCTTACATTGGTTAATGGAGTTTGACTAATTGAGTTTATTGCTATATCTTTAAAATTTACTGTCTTATCTACTGAAAAACCAAAAACACCTGTGTATTTAGCTGGTACTCTAAGTGGTTTAATTTTAAATTTGCCAATAGCGGAAGACCAAACAAAAGAAAGACATTGTTTACTAATCTTTGAAATTAAATCTTTTGAGTCTATAAATTTTTGTTGGCTAAAAGCAAATTTTATATCTGTAACACCATCGCTAAGAGCATAAGCAACAGTTCCAGTAAGGGCTGAAGATGGATGTGAAGATGGATTTGTTCCAGCCAAATCAAAACTTTCTAAGTCAATGTCTGCTCCAGTAGTCGAACTGTCTAAACCTACTTCTGTCCTTAAAATATCCTCAATAATATAAACAGGATTTTCTATTAAAGCTCCTTCAGTATAATTTGGATCAGAAGCCGATCCATTATTGCTATCTCTATTATCCGTTCCTCCAGATATATCATCAATCCAAGCACCATACTCTCTACCTTTTCCAGAAACATATACATATTGACCTACATCTGCTGTATTATAAGTTCTTGTTTGTGATATTTTTTTCATAACTGGAATACGGCTAACATGACCACTATAATAACTGTTGACAAAATCATCAGAACCATAATCTAAAAAAGGCACAGATGGTCTTTCGTAATTATCTACAATAGTTTTAGTAAAAAATTGGTCTGTTAAAGTAAATGTAATTTCCATACCAACTTGACGAATATCTACTGTATGTGTTTGAGTTGCACTATTTAAGTCTAATACGAATCTTAATTCATTACCACTTGTTCCTAAAAAATCAGTTGCAACCTGCACTCTTTCAGCATACGAATCAGCTCCATTGCGAAAGGTTAAAGTTCCAGAAACATCACTAGCATTTTTAAAAGTAAAACTTCCAACAGCTGAATCTGAATCGGGGTTAAAGCCAGAGTAAAAAACAATTACCTTCATTCCGTTTAAAACCAATGTGCCAAAATCTTCAATGTTAAATATTGGAGATCTTAACTTAGCAGTTTTTGCATCGTTGGCTGTTGCATTTGTAATAGTTCCAGAAGTTGACAAATCACCATCAACTACATTTGCCCAATTAGTTACATTGCTTGTGTCATTGTGAGCAGTAAATGGTAAATATACACTATACTGAATCCCACTAAAATCTACCCTAGCATTAGAAGTAGAAACATCAGCACTATTTTTTTGCATATAGTAACCATTTTTATACATATAAACATTGTCTGCTGACAAAGCATTTAAAACTACTGAATCTGGTTTAGCAAATGTTTGTGCTTCACTAGCGTTCCACTCATCGGTTACAATAGCTGGGAATTTGCCCTTTGTAAAGTAGTGATCAAAGTTTCCAGCAGTACCAGTAGCTACAGCGTTTTCATCTGCACTACAATCTCCATAAAATATAGGAATAGGTTTATTTATATTTTCTTCTGGAGCATTTCCGTATGTAGATGAATCAACAATATTCTTAGGTATTCTAGTATGTTTATTCCCAGAACTGTCTAATAAATCAATTCTTACCGAATCGTAATCATATTGCAAATCTCCAGAAATAAAACCAGTTCCAATTAATCTATCTGCTGTATCAAATGTAGAAACAGAATTGGTGTTTAAAAATAATTCCCATTTTCTATTTGCAAAATTATTAGAAGAAAATAAATCTGAAAATCTTTGACCTTGTATTGAGTTTTTTGCATTAATTAAAGTAACTGAAAGACTGTATTCACTAGTGGTAAAGTTGAATATATCAGCAGATTGACTTAAAGAACCCCAATTTTTTACTAATCCATAATATATATCAGATCCATCCACTCTATGGGTATCGCTAACACCTATAAAATCTGTAGCAGACTCACCAGCATAGTATAGTTTTAACACCCAAAATGCAGTTGTATTGCCTAGTTTTAAACTATCAGATAATCCAGAATCAAAACTAAGCATTTACCCTAGCTCCTAGTGATGTTGCTTTATTAATTGCAGGGATTAACTCATTTGAGACATAGCTTTCATCCACAACTCCACCATGTATATTCACAGTTACACCACCACCCATTCCACTTTGATTCATTTGATTTAATGTCTCTAGCCCAATAGACTCTACCGCTTGTTTTGACATTATAAATTCTCCAGCTTGAGCTAAAATAGGAACATTGTCTTGACCTTGAACTCTTCCCCCTGTTGCAAATCTTTGTATATTACCATCTTCTTTTATAAAACCACCTGTATGTCCAGTTACAAATTTAAAAAATGAAGTTGCACCTCCAAATGCTCCTCCAGTAAATACATTTAATAGGGCATACACTCCAGCTTGTGCTATTAACTCAGATGCAATAGCTTTTAAACTAGCAACAACAGCTTTTCCCATATTTTGACCATTTAAAGTAGCATCTGCAAATGCAGAGCTTAAATTTCTTGCACTATCTACTGCAAATTTTTGTTTAGAATCTAAAAAATCTAAACTGTGAAAATTTTTATTTTGAGCAATAGTTTTTTCTTCTATTTTCTTTAATAAAAGTGAACTATTTAATAATTCTTTTTTATCGTTATGTTCTTTTGTTTTTTGTCTTAATTCAGATTCTTCTTGAATTTCCAATAATGTTTTTGCTAGTTCTAGTTCTTCAGCAATAGATTCGTTTAAAATACTTCTTCTTTTAGCATTCTCTAATATCATATTGCCAACTTTATTCATTCTATTTATTTGTTGCTCTCTTGCTTTATCTAATTTTTCCTTTGCTAGCTCTTTATCTTTTTCTGCTTCTACAGATGATGTTATAACTTCAATTTCTTCTTTAAGTTTAGCTATTCTTTTTTCAGTTTGAGCAATAAGTCCTTTGTTTTCTTCTAAATTTGTTTCTGTTAATTTATTTAATAGATTTTGTTGAAAAGCTAAGTTTTTTTGAGCTTTTTCTAAACCGACAAACTTATTTAAAGATTTTGATACTAAATCAAAAAAATCAGATGTTAAGCCAGAAAAAACCGAAAATGCTGGTGATAATTGACTTCCTATTGCTCCAGCTAAATTCATAGAAGATGCTTTTAACCTATCAAACGAATCTTGAGCATCTCCCACTTCTTCGGGTAATTTTTCTACTGCTTCTCTAGTTGCCTCTAATGTTGCTTCAAGAAATGCTTGTTTTTTCTGAGCATCTGTAAGCTGATTTGTTGTAATTTCTAATTTTTTAGCATATCTTTCGTATGCTTCTTCAGATTTAACTATAATACCAATATTATCAAGCATTTGTCTTGATTGCCTTCCAATACCAGTAATCAAAGACTCTACAGATGATGCTGTATCTCTTCCTAGGGCTTTACCTAATCTTTGAGCTGTGTCAAACATTTCAGCCATTTCATCTGAGTTTTTAGTTACTCCTAAAATCATAGCATTATTAGCCTGTTGAAAAAGATCAAATTTTGACATTGTACCATCTGTTGCAATTTGTAATTTTTCAAATGCTTCGCTAGAAACTTCAGTTGAACCAGACAAAGTGTTAAAAGCAGTTTGCATAGATTCTATTTTAGCGGATGTAACCACAAATTTTGATAATTGTCTAATACCCAAGCCTAAAGCAAAATTAACAAGGAGCAACTTAGATCTAAGTACAGAAAAAGCACCTCCAAGTATTCTTGTGCTGTGATTGGTGTCCAACAATCCTCTGTTTTGCTCCTTTAAAGATCTTGTATGTTTTTTTGTTGCAACCTGTATTTTTGCTAAATCAGAAGCACTCCCTCTTATAGCATTTCTATATACTCTTAAAGGAAGGTTTAAATCTTTTAAAGTTTTTCCCTGTAGCTCTAATTGACCTCTAAGCCTTGTAATAGTAGCTCTAGTCTTATCGTTGCTTTTTTGTTGTTTTTTGCTAAAAGATGTTATTTTTGCCTGTGTATTTAATAACTTTTTAGTAGCTTTATCAAGTTTATTAATTTCTTTTAAAAGATTACCACCATCTGCTGTAAATTTTATTTTTATTTCATCTTGCATCTTTCATTGCCTTTGCTTTCTGTCTTTCTACTAAATTGCTTAGTATAAAACTTTTTTGTACCCATTTCTTAGGTTGCTCTCCATAAGATCCTTTATATGGTGATATTTTAAACTGCCTAGCGTACATAAATCTTTCTATTTCTTTTTGTGCATCCTTATCTAACATCATATTTTTACAAGCAAAAAAGGGCAGTTGAGCCATC